CAGAAATATTATTGTGCGATATCTACGAAAAGATGTCCAAGAATTCCAAGATGAATAATTTTGTGAAATCGTCAACCTCGAAAGGGGTTCCTGATCTGAGACGGTACAGATCAGGGGTTGGTGCGGGCAAAGCAAAACAATGCGTTGCAGTCTCGGCAAATAAGGACTCTCTAATTGAGAGGTCAACCTTAGTTGTTGAGGCACCGTGGGAGGAGTCTACTAGCGGTGGTAGTGTTCCTATTGTTGATTTATGGTATCAAGAACTAAATATCTTGGATAGTCATAATGTAATTAAAAAAGACAACAATAATCAATCGAATGTAATTAACCATTTAACTGTCTTTACACATCCTAATAAAGACATGTTAGTTAATCTGCTAGATAAAACACGAAGAAACAATCTTCAGTTTGTAATACCAATAGATTTATACCAGAACGATGGTCCTGTTAAGATATTTCAAGTCTTGTCAGACTGTCTCTTGACTTTGGTCTTGTTTGGTCTAAGGATCTCGCCTACCAAGGCTGAATTATTATTACACAATGCTTTCCTAGTCACATGTGACGTACTCTACTCTGTAGATCGTTCATTAAGTGAGTGGATGTCAGTAATTAAATTCAAGTTGGGAAACTTTGCTGCTTGGGCTAAGGACTCACAATATGTGATTCCTAACCCTTTCAAGCGTGAAGTCTCAGCTCAGATCTTTAAAGATAAGCAAGTCGTTAAGTTTTTACTCATTTTAAAGGAGAGTAACTACCTTGACTACATGTCATGTATCGATTCTTTAGCACGTGGTGTTAAGAAAGGAGCCCCTCGACCTACCAAGGAAGAGTGTGCGGCTACTATACCTGGAACTTTCGCAAAGTTCACTCAACAGAGGATTCCTTGTGGCGTTAACTTAGTTAACCCAAGGACAGGATTCGATCTAATGATAGACCAAAATAAGATTTTTGACGAAATCGAACGAACAGTCGAAGAATTAATCCCTTCTCAAGGAAGAAAATTCAACGAACCAAATTTAAAATGGAAGTTCTTTCCAAGTACTTCTGCCTCAGTTGAGAGTAAGAAGGGGGAGGGCGGTCAAGTAAATGTTGTTCAACAGATTCTCAAATCTTATCCAGTGGATAATCGATTTAGTTTCAAACTAAAGAAAGTCACACTTTGTGAACCAATTTTGAACGGATACGAAGGTATCGAGGGAGATCCATCATGTGATCAACCTATAAGGGATAATCTCACCCAAGATGAAAGAATTATGAGATATGTAGAAACACCAGTGAGGGCCGATGAACAGTTCATAGAGATGAATATGGGTTCGGAACCAGGTGATTTCTCAACAAAGGAAATAGAAACTTTAGCAAAACTCCAACTAGGTGTTGATGCGAAGATGGAACTTATTGCACTCGCTGAGGCTCTTAAAGTTCGCGGAATAAGTAAGGGTCAAGCTTTAGAAAGCTGGTTACTTAAACCCATCCAACAATATGTCTCTGGACTATTTGATAGATTTCCTGTTTTTGCTTCCTCTAAAGGTCCATTAACAGTCGATATGATAGATAATATGTTCAGTCACCTTAATCTTGACGTTAAGATCGGGTCTTGTGATTACAAAGACGCCACTAACGAAATACGCGGTATTTTTACGAGGAAAGTCATAACGACGATCCTCCATAATATGAATATACATATAACTCATCCTAATTTGTTTGAGTTAGCTGTAAGATCAT